CTGGAGCGGATCACCGCGAAATTAGAAGCCGCAGAGGAAGGCACCGACGACGAGTAAGAGCCGATGATATTACCACGCCCGGATGAAGTAAGGTCAGAGCGTGCGAGGCGTTCCTATCTCGAATTCGTGAGGCAGGTATTCCCCGAACTAAACGGTGGGAAAGAGTACGAGGTAAACTGGCATCATAGCAAAATGGCAAAGAAGCTGCAAGAGTTCTGCGATCCCGATTCGGGGCTTGACAGACTCATGGTTTTTATGCCTCCGCAACACGGAAAAAGCCAGCTGACCTCCCGCTGTCTCCCCGGTTGGATTCTAGGACATAATCCCAATGCCCGGATCATCGGCGGATCATACGCGGAAAAACTGGCGCTCTCAATGTCGAGAGACGCGAAAAGGATTCTAAATTCTGATGCGTATCGCCGGATCTTCCCCGACACACAGATACCATCAAAGCACGTAGCGACGGACGAGAGGCACAGCGCAAAAAACACGGCAGCGCATTGGGAGATCGTCGGAAAAAACGGCTCTTACATGGCCCGAGGATCGGGGCAGGGCGTCGATGGGAACCCCGCTGATTTCCTGCTGCTCGATGATGTACTCTCGCAACAAACCGCGAAAAGTGCGAAAGAGAGACAATCCGTATATGAATGGTGGGCCGGAAGTCTACGCGCTCGCTTATCAAAAAAGGGTAAAGTGCTCCTCGTCATGACGCGGTGGCACTTGGACGATATAGCGGGGCGATTGCTTGATGAGGCACGATCAATTGAGGGAGCAGATCAGTGGGAAGTCGTCGAATTCCCAGCGATCAAAGAGTCGGACGATAACCCCCACGACCCCCGAGAGATCGGGGAAGTCCTGTGGCCTGAGTTCAAAGATCTTGACGCGCTGATGGCGATCAAAGGCCCAAATCCTGATTTCTTTGAGGCGCTATACCAACAAAACCCGACGCCCCCCGGCGGTACGGTTATTAAGACGGGCGATCTCCAATATTGGACATCGCTTCCGTCGACGCGTGGGACGTGGATCCAATCGTGGGATTTACGCGCAGGTGGTAAAAGCGCTACGTCAAGCTACGCGGTCGGTCAACTATGGCTCGTGCCCGCGTCGCAACCTGCCAATGCGTACCTGGTCGATCAGGTGCGCGGGCGCTGGGACATCAACGAAACACTAAAAGTGATGCTTGAAAAAGCGGATGATCCGCTGTGGTCGCGCGCCGTCTCTAAGATCGTCGAGAATAAAGCTGACGGGCGGGCGGTGATTCCGATCCTGAAAGATAAAGTCACCGGAATTGAGCCCGTCAAACCGACCGGGTCAAAAGAAGCGCGATTGCAAGGCGTCGCCCCGCTATTCCGCGGTGGTAATGTCTATATCCCTTGTGAGGAGATCGCGCCCTGGGTCAGAGAATACGCGCACGAGATAACAAACTTTCCTGGTACCGCGAATGACGATCAGGTTGACACGACCACGCAAGCGCTCTCTCATTTACTCATACCAAACACAAACAAAGACGACCCCGCCGATCATTGGGGCCGCTGGTAATAAAGGCTGTGAATGGAATGGCGAGAAGACAGACATTTTTCGGGGATTAAGTCAAGCACCGGAATGCCTACGATCCGTAAAGCGGGCGCGCTACTAAACCAACAGCAACTTGCCGGGATCTACCTACACACACGCTTTGCGCGCCTTGTCGTGGACCGTCCCGCCGATGATGCTACTCGCCGTGGGTGGAAGATCGAGGTTGACGACGGCGAAGCGGGCGTAGATCCTTTTGCAGAGCACCTATCACGCCTCGATGTGCAATTCAAGCTGCGCGAGGCAATGAAGACCGCAGGGATCTACGGGGGCGCGGGGGTCGTGATGATCCTCGACGACGATGGCACAATGGACGAGCCCGTACAGGGTAATGTTCGCGGTGTCAAGGCGCTTCATGTTTTCTCCCGCCACGAACTTCAACCGGCCACGTGGTACGAGGATATAGAGCATCCGAAATTTGGGGACCCGGAGACGTATTGGCTCCACCCTCGAAAGCGTCATAGCGCCCAGGTGGCCCCCAGAGTCCACGCCGATCGCGTGATTCGATTCCCAGGACTTCCGATCCCCGACGGGGCTGTAGTTGATTACGACGGATGGGGACAGTCCAAAATTGAGGCAGCGTTCTCCTCGCTTGTCGATATCAACACGGCGACGGACTCGGTGCGCGAGGCGATCGATCAGTTTCAATATGGCGTTTTATCGCTGAAAAATCTGCAATCGATCTTGACCGGTCCCGATGGCGACGCGGACAATGAACAATTTCGCAATCGCCTGGAAGCGATCGAAGAGGGAAAATCAACCACACGAATGATCGTGATTGACGCCGAGGACGAGTATCGAAACGAAACCTCGTCGTTCACCGGACTGATCGAAGCTTATCGGATCAAGCAGCAGAATCTTTCGGCGACGGTCCGCATCCCGATCACGATCCTTTTTGGGCAATCCCCGAGCGGCCTATCCACTGATGACCAGTCGGGTACTCGCAATTATTACGACGGGATCGCAGGAGATCAAGAGCAATATTTAGCACCCGCGCTAATGCAGATCTGCAAAATGCTCTCGATCGCTCATGACGAACTTTCCGAGGACGGCTATCGCGTGAAATTCCACGCGCTCTTGACACCCTCGGAAAAAGAAGAGGCCGAGATCCGCAATATCGTAGCGGATGCGGATTCTAAGAATATCGATCGCGGAGTTTATACCGCAGACGAGGCGCGAGCACGCTACACCGCCGCAGGATTCAGCGCGGATATCGTCATCAGTTCTGACGATGTAGACGACGACGCTGATTATCAAGCGATGATGGAAGCGACGAGGGCACTGCGCGGCAAAGAAGCACCGGAGATCGTAGACAAGCCCGGTAGCGTACCAGAAGTTGAGGCAGAATTCGATGGTGCGCAGGTCGCTTCGATGGCAGAAGTGATCTCGCAAGTCGCACGCGGGGAGCTACCCGCGTGCGGCGCGGTTGAGATCTTGATGCTCGGTTTTGGGATTTCCCGAAACCACGCACAACGCTTTTTCGCTGATAAGAAAATCAAGGAGGAGGAGGAGGCTCTTGACAACGATCCGAAAAGCACGTAAGCGGCAACGCCTCGACGCGTTCCGGGGCTCACACCCCCGGGCGATCGAACGCAAATTCAGAAATGAATTGCTGCGACGGATACGACTCACCGCGCGCGTCGCCCAGGACGCGGTCCAGGAAGTTGTCGAGTTATACGGCGCAGATATTGACCATCTCGCGCGTCAAGACTCAACTGAAAAGATAGTCAAGATCATCACGCAAGAGATCATCGGTGTTCGGTTAGCTGTCAAAGGCTTTTGGACCGATCGGGATATTACTGATTTTGCGACTGAGATCGCCGGTCAGGTCGATATGTTTGAGACTAGACAAACCGCGCGTCAGTGGTCGTCGGTGGTAGGCGTAGATCCGCTATTCGGTGATCAACTCACGCAGTCACTAATCAAAGAATTCTCGATGACAAATTTGAGACTGATCAAGGATATGCCGGATCAGTTCCTATTTCAAGTACAGAATGAACTCGTCGAGGCCGTGCGAAACGGACAGCGGGCGGAAGTATTTCAAGACACTGTACAAGAAAGACTTGGGGTAGCGGAGTCAAGGGCGAAATTAATCGCCCGCGATCAGATAGGATCAATAGCCGGTGGTATTACTGAAACCAGGCAACGGGAATTAGGCGTTACCCGTTATCGGTGGAGCACGTCGAACGACGAACGCGTCGTAGGTAATCCAAGCGGACTCTATCCGAAAGTCACAAGCCCGAGGATGCACGGCAATCACTACGACCGTGATGGAGAGATCTTCAATTGGGCCGAGCCTCCGCAAGACGGACACCCGGGAAGGCCAATTAATTGCCGATGCACTGCCTCGCCGGTCGTTGAGGATCTACTCTGAGTGCAATGGGCAATCGCTGGAATAGACCCAGCGCCCAGGAACACCCATATACCCGATGCCGTGCGCGTTGTCAAGCACCGGACACCGACAGCCCAGGTCAAGCGCCTCGCTGCTCCCAGGATCCGGCGTTTTCTCTTCTTCCTCTTTTTCTTCGGCCATATCATGCTCCGATTCGATCAATTTCAATTAAAGCCGACGCACAGAACACCCGAAGGCTATCTTCTGTGCTCTGCATCGGCGGCGAGGGCGGGCGCACTTCTCTATCGTAACCCCGACGGCTCGTCAAGAGTCGAGCTGGTCACGGAAAAAGAGCTATCCCGTAAAGATTCGCTCGGATCGTGCGCGATCAAGCCCGTGACGGACGGACACCCCAAGGCCGGGCGTGTCGATTCCACGAACTCCCGCGAACTGCAACGTGGGTTTTCACTCCAAAACGTGCAGTACGCCGACGGCTATGTCAACATCGAAATTGTCGTGACGGATCAAGATCTGGCAGATGAGATCGAGCGGGGAGATAAAAAAGAGATCTCGCTGGGATACCAGCTAGAAAAACTCGACACCACCCCCGGCATTCACCCGCGCTATGGACGCTATGATGCGATCCAGATTGGGCGGATGTGTAATCATGTCGCAGTCGTCGAGCAAGGGCGCGCCGGTCCTACCGTAGCGATACGGACGGACGGGAAGGACGGCGGATTTGACGCGCTATCCTACCGTGATGACTCGTGCGGAGGAGAATACTGGCATATCCACGATCCCGATCTTCCGATGAGAGTCAAGGAGCTCGACGACGAAACAAGGTGCCAATGGATCGAGGTGTACCAGCTAGAATATTGGAAGAAACCGCGCCGAAAAGACAAGCCCGGCGAGCGCGACGAGGCCGCACAGGCTGCAGCAGACAAAGAAGTATTCGGATCCCAAAACGATAACAGACAGGATAAAAACATGCCAACAAAAAATGAAAATAAAACGCTCGCCGATTCGATCAAAAACCTCAAGACCGCGGCGGAATCGGTCGCCGTCTCGCTCGCCGAGCAACGGGCCGACGAGGACGAGGAAAAAGAGGACGAGGAGGGCGAAAACGCCATGTTGGAAGAGATCGCGAAGGCGATGAAAGGATTTATCGAGCAACTGGACTCGATGAAAGCCCAGGCCGATGCGATTCAGGGCCAGTATGATGAGAAAAACGCGCAACTAGATGCGCTATTGGAGGAATTTCGATCCACCGGCGATGAGGATAAAGAGGATATGGACGAAGACAAGCAAAATCGTGGAGACTCCGCGCCGACGTCGGAAGAGATCGAGAAAGATCGACTTGACTGGTATAATGATCGTCGAGATCTCGGAGAAGCAGCCCAGCGCTACGACTCGATCGAAGGCGCTGATCGACTCACCAACTCCGAGCTGAAACGTGCCATTGTCAAGGCCCATTTCGGAGAGGCACGCGCCGACGCTGCAACCGATTCGGAGATCCAGGGGCTATACCTGGCGGCGCAAGAGATCGCCAAGTCCCGTAAGGACTCCTACGACGATGTGAGCGCTCGCGTTTCGCAGTCTCGCAGGGATAGAGCCGG